TAAAGCGTCACTTCAATGAGGATTCAACCTACCAGATGAATGACCAAAAGGGTCAAGATCAATCTGTGCAAGGTTGGGCTGTCGAGTTAATGACCAATATCATGAGGCTTTTCTCATTCCCTGAGGAGTTCATCAAAGCTTTCGAAGAAGACAAGTTGTCTAAGGAAGTCAAAGGCAAGATACTTGCTATAGCTACAAATTCTGGTGAGATTTGGACTTATATCATAAATTCCACTTCTTCTGCTGCTCGTGAATGCGCTATGTATGGTCTTAGACCTGGTCATCCGATGGGCAATGGGGGCGACGATCTTATCAGGGCTCTGTTTGGGGCTTTACAAGACAGTTATTTGGCCGTGGCCCACATGGATCCAACCGTTGACAAGCGTTACATATCACCAAGGGGCGACTTTTGTTCATTCATTATCAAGAATTTGGAACTGTTCAAAGATCCAGTTATCTTGTTGAAGCGCTTTCTTGGTAAACTTAGCTTTGGTGAAGGCAATGACGCCGTTCTTGGTTACTTCATTCTCTGGCGATTCAATTATCTCAAACGCGACAAACTTGTTGAAGCTTTCGATGAAACTGAACTTGAAGCTCATGCTCTTATGACTCGAGTAATGTTCAATCTTAAGAAGGAAGGTGTCAAAATCAAACCTGATTATTCCACTTTAAGCGTGGATGGTGAGGTTTTCACTGAGAGTGCTCCTGGCCTTATCTTCCGAACTTTGGATGAGAAGGTCTCTGCTAATATTTTTTCCGGTATTGACGTTCGTCAACCTTTGAATGGCTTTGCATCCGAGTATTTGTCTACATACTCAGACATAGCTTCTATATTGGCTTCTAGTTACGAGTAGACCTCCGTTTTCCGATTTTATCATGTCGATTTCAACTTCTGAGACTGTTGCTGTTACTGCTGCTGCCCCGATTGAGGGGAATATTTCTACTGAACATCCTTATACACATTTGGTTTACGTTTCCGTTCCGCAAGAGAAGAATTATAAAGATGTCATCTGCAAACTTGTCGTTGACCATCTTAAAGGTTGTGGCCGTGTTGATCTTGTAAAGATCGATGCTATCATTATTACTAGTGCACCTGGTGCTACCGTTAAAATTGGTTTTGCTGAAGCTGGCTCATCTCTGAGCATTGATCAAGTTTCTACTAAACCTAATGGTGTTCATCATGTTGCCAATGCCTTTAATGTTGGTATCAAAGTACAAGAATCGATCATTCCTGAAGACACTTTTAGCCGTCAATTACAACCTGTTTCGTCGATGTTGCCGACTCCTCAGATTTACATTTCTACTTCCAAAGATGTTATGGTTACGATGGTTGTGTTTCTTAAAGTTCATGGTGTTGTTACTTTGTATTCGATTTTAAACTAGTTGATCCTCTTGATATAGCGTTAATCGCTGACAAGGATTCTGGTTATGAAACTTCTACTATTTCTAGCGAAGATGATTTGGTTGAGAGACCATATGACTGTGCACATGTTTTCCCTTTTCAAGACTGTTATGCCTTTATTGATCCGAATGGTTATTGCAACTTTCAAATTGAGAGGTTCGAAGAACCTAACAATGTTGCTCGTTATCTTTCGGAGTTTCCCTTCTACTGGGAAGAGGGGGTTTTCTTCATTTTATATGAAGAAGCTTGGATTGCTTTAGACCCTATTAGGTCTGCTTTTCTTTTTGATTCTCTTGGTGGGTTCCCTGACGGGGTGCCTCCTTTTGAATTCGTTTACTGGTAAACGTTCGTGTTAAATTTGCAATTGCAAATAGCGTTGTCAAGTCCAAGGACTTGATGTTTACTTTGTTTTTAAAAAAAAAAAAAAACAC